CTAGTGACAAAAGGTAAAATGTTTGTATCTGAGCAAAGTGGAACTGAAGAGGTGCAGTATTCACAAAATGGCGGTCAGTTAGTTTCTTTGACAATTGCATATGCTGGTAGTGGTTATTCTTCAGCGCCTACCTTAACAATAGTTGGTGATAGTATAACAACGGCAACGGCAACTTGCACTATTTCTGGTGGTGTAATCGATACTGTCACAATAGTTAACGCTGGCAATGGTTATACAGAAAACCCTACTGTTACTTTGTCAAGTGTCGGTGAAACCGCAACCGCTAGTATTACAGCTAACATACATCAAGACAATTATATTTATACAGGATAAAAAACAAAAAAAATTATGGCAATAGAAAATGTACAACAATTATTAACTGAACAATTAGGAAAAAACGGCAATACCGAAGTAGTTACTTCAGCAGCAGCAGTGACTAGCAAAGACTTTTATTGTGTTTATTTTCCAGTAGAAACGGTAATCGCAGCAATTACAGTCGCAGATGCGACAGGTGAAAGTGCTTTACAAACGACACTCCCAGCGGGGACAACATTATTTATGAATGTGACAGATTTAACTTTAACAAGTGGTATTGCTATTTGTTATGACGAAGGACCTACAACATAAGATATGTTATCACTAAGTCAAAAATTAAGTTTGTCAAATGTAAAAGCATCAGGTAGTGCTGCGTGGTCGCCTACTGACGAATCAAGCATTGAAGCGTGGTATTCTAAGGGCGTTGGAGTTACTCTAAACGGTTTTAGAGTTTCAAAATGGGCAGATAGCTCTGGAAACAATATTCATATGGAGCAAGCCGTGCCTCAATTACAACCGACTTATTCTAATGGTGTTTTAACCTTTGATGGTGTTGACGACTATCTTACATCAACAGGACAAATTCATATATCTGGTGACTTTGTAATTGGTATGGTTCTTAATCCTTCAGCACACAAAGGAGCTATTTTTGGTGATTTAAATACACAAGGAGAGTTTTTTAAATTTTTAAATGCCAATACAGTTAGATTAAAAATAAATAACGCTTCTAATACAGACATAACTCTTGATAGTGGCACTTTTGCCCAGTCTTATCTTGTTTTAACTAGCAATTCTGGTACTGTATCTTTATGGCACAATGGAGTTTTGCAAACAAACACAGATACAGCAATAGGAGGGGCGGACATTGACACCATTGCTAGAAGATTTCCGGGACAAAGTCCATTAGACGGTACAATTGAAGAAATACAAATATTTAGTTCTTATTCGGCTGGACTGGTTACTAATGTAAACACATATTTAGCAGCATTATAAAATAAAAATTATGAAAGACAATATCATTAATATTAATCTTGAAACGTCAACATCTCCAATAGTTCAAGAAGTTCGAGGAAAAGACTGGATAGAATTTGGCACTGAGGACTGGAAAAACCTCTATCCTCAGTTTATTATCGACCTTTATTACTCAAGTAGTATATCGGCTGCAATTATCAACGCCACCGCTGAATACATAGCAGCTGAAAACTTAGTAATTGAAGACGAAGACGACAGAGACGACGAAGCACGCATTAAACTTCAAAACTTTATGAATAGAGCTAATGGCTCTGAAAGTCTACACGAAGTTATTAAGAAAATAGCTTTTGACTTTAAGCTTCAAGGGAGTTTTGCCCTCAACATCGTTTGGAGCAAAGATCGTACTGAAATTGCGGAGATCTATCACGTCGGAGTAGAAAAGGTTAGATGTGCTAGACCTGACGAATTTGGAAAAACAAACGGCTATTACATATCAACTGACTGGAGCAATACAAGACAGCACAAACCTTATTACGTTCCAGCTTTTAATGTTAACGATAGAACGTCACCAAATCAATTATTATATTCAGGTCTTTATTCGCCTAATATGAACTCCTACTTTACTCCTGATTATGTTAGTTGCAATAATTGGGCGTTGATTGACTCTAGAATAAGCGAGTTTCATCTCAACAATATATCGAATGGATTTGCAGGAAGCTTTATGATATCCTTCGCAAATGGGATTCCCACACAAGAAGAACGTATGCAGATTGAAAGAAGTTTGACTGATAAATTTTGCGCGGAGACCAATTCAGGCAAATTTGTGCTTACTTTCAGCGACGACAAAACAAGAACACCAGAAATAACTCCTATCAATTCTAGTGATTTGGATAAACAGTATTTAGCACTCCAAGACCTACTCACTAGAAACATACTTTCTGGACATCGTTGCACGTCACCAATGCTTATGGGAATTAAGTCTGACACGGGTCTTGGAAACAACGCTGACGAACTGAACTCCGCCGCAAATTTCTATTTAAACACTGTCGTTAAAGGATTCCAAGATCAAATAATCAAGGTATTAAGAAAAATATTTCAAGTTAACAATATGGATATGCCAGTTCAATTTGTTCAACTTAAACCAATAACAACACGCTTTACAAATCAAGACCTTATGGCGGTGATGACGCAGAACGAAATCAGGGAAGAACTGGGACTTGAACCACTAGACGAAGAAATTGAAGTTCGTGAAGACTTTAGCAAAGTTGGTATGATAGACGGCAAGCCTGTTTTTAGCACAATAGAAGAAGCTAAAGCTCACGCAAAGACTTTGGGGTGTACTGGGTACCACGAACACGAATATGACGGGAAAACGGCTTATATGGCTTGTGAGGGTCATTCTGAAGCTACAGAGCTACACAAATTTATTCAAAACTTTGGTGAAGAAGTTTCTGACGACTGGGAATTATTAGAAGAAGAAATTGTTGACGGTGAACACAAAGACTTTAATTTTGAAAAAGAGCTTAATAAAATAACTAATGAAAAATTAGAGTTAAACGACGCTAAGTCAATAACAGCTAGACCGAACGCTAGAAGTGAACAAGACGGTGTAAATAAAAGTTTTAACGATTATTACAAAGTGCGTTACGTTTATACTACAGACAACTTTTTAACCAACAAGTCGGGTACATCAAGAAAGTTTTGTGAACTTATGGTAGGTGCTAACAAAGTTTACAGAAAAGAGGATATTGTAAACGCTAACAGTCAAGACTTAAATCCCGGTTTTGGTCACAAAGAATACGCTTATTTAGATGGTGAGAAAGGAACGTATAATTTGTTTCTTTTTAAAGGGGGGCCGCAATGTCGCCATTACTGGTTGCGTAGAATTTACAAGACATCTTTAAGAAACGCAAAAAAACCAATTGTAGACGCTGAAGTAATCTCTTACACTAAAGCGTTGTCTGAAGGTTTCACGATCAAAAGAAACGATAAGTTGGTGGCAATACCACCGCAAAGAATGAAGAACAAAGGGTATTACCCTTCAAACTAAAAAATTATGTCAAATTATATCTTATTCATATCAGAATTGAAGCTTAAAGAAAGTACAGCTATAAACCTAAACGTGGATGTCAATTTGCTTCTCCCCTATGTACGTCAGGCACAAAAGCTTTATGTAGAACCAAAACTAGGCACGGAGCTTACAAACAAATTAAAAAACGATATTGCAGCTGGTACGTTAGCTGGCGCATATAAAACACTTTTTGACGATTACATTGCGGATATGCTACCAAACTGGGCATTTTATCACTCAATTCCATTTCTTAGATTTAAAATCGAAAACGGAAATCTTTATTCTAAAACCACTGAAACTGGAACTCCATTGACAATAGAAGAAAGTCAACATCTTAGAGAGGAGGTCAGAAACACTTCTGAATATTACACTGAAAGAATGATTGATTACGTCAAGAACAACACGTCAAGCTTTCCTGAATATTCAACGAATAGTGGTGCGGATATTTCTCCTGACTCCAACGCATATTACAACGGTATGAACCTTGAAAGACCAAGACAACAAGGCACTAGAATTACTTTAAGGAATTTTTTAACACCTGACTTAACTTAATGAATAAACTTTACAAACCAAAAAAGAAAAATATAACTAAGCTTAAATCCTACTTGGAAACTAAGCCTAAATCAAATAAAAATGAACGATCTAAAAGACACATTACAAGTAGGATTAGCTAACGGAACTGCAATAGGATTTAGTTTAAGTGATATTAATGAGATTTTAAGCCTTATAGCTTTAACACTTTCTATTGCTTATACAATCTATAAATTTATAAAATATGAAAACAATAATTTGTAAAATAATTAACATAATAACAAATAAAATAATCTGTTTAAATTTGTGTAATAAAAACTGTAAGTTTGATAAAACTATTTAAATGGCTAATAAAGTTAATACAAGAGCTTATAGACCATCAAAAAAGAAACGTAAGGGTGTCCACTCAAAAAACGCAAGTAAAGGACAAAGCGGCTACAAACAAGTTTATAGAGGGCAAGGGCGTTAACCTTTTACTTATTAGAGATACTTTCACCGAAAAGTCTGTAATG